AGCGTCGAGCAGTTCGAGTTCGTCAAGGAGAACCAGACCGTTCTGGTGAACGGTCGTGAATTCATCGGGCCCCTGAACGTCGTCCGCCAATCGACGCTGGGGGAGATCAGCTTCGTCGATCTTGGGGCCGACTCCAACACGTCGGCCAGCGTGGCCGCCAAGGCCAAGGAGAAGACAATCATGGACGAGACCAACACCGACAAGACCAACACCACCGCGGCCGATCCGGGCAAGGAGGCCCCCAAGGTCGAGGCGAAGGCGCCGGCGGGCACGGACGCCCCCGCGCCTCCGGTTCAGGCCGCGGCCACCGCGGCGACGATGCCCGACGCGGGCATCACCGTCGATCCCGTGGCCGACATGCGGGTCCACGCCGCCGCCGAGCAGCGGCGGATCGCGGCCGTGCGGAAGGTCTGCGGCGACAAGCACGCCGAGATCGCCGCCAAGGCCATCGACGAGGGCTGGGACGTGACGCGGACCGAGCTGGAGGTCCTGCGGGCCGAGCGGCCCAAGGCCCCGGAGGTTCACATGCCCGACCGCACGCTGACGGGGGCCGTCCTGGAGGCCGCCTGCATGCTGACCGGCGGGATGAAGGGCGACGACGTGGTCGCCCGGTACGGCGAGAAGCCGGCCGACCTGGCCGACAAGCGGTATCGCGGCGGCATCGGGCTCCAGGAGTTGCTCCTGGAGGCGGCCTGGGCCAACGGCTACGACGGCCGCAACTTCCGCGACACCCGCTCCGTCCTGCGGTTCGCCTTTGGGCACGGCATCCAGGCCGCCTTCTCGACGATCAACATCGGCGGCATCCTGTCCAATGTCTCCAACAAGTTCCTGCTGGAGGGGTTCTTCAGCGTCGAGCGCACGTGGCGGGCCATCTGTGCGGTGAGGAATGTCAATGACTTCAAGACGGTGACTTCCTACCGGCTGATCGGGAAGGACCAGTACGAGCTGGTCGCCCCGGGCGGGGAGCTCAAGCACGGGACCCTGGGCGAGGAGTCCTACAGCAACAAGGCCGACACCTACGGCCTGATGATCTCCATCGACCGCCGGGACATCATCAACGACGACCTGGGCGCCATCACCACCGTGCCCCGCAAGCTCGGGCGTGGGTCGGGCCTGAAGATCAACGACATCTTCTGGTCCACCTTCCTGAACAACGCGGCGTTCTTCGCCGCCGGCAACAACAATCTGCTGACCGGCGCGGACACGGCGCTGACCATCGACGGGCTGACCAAGGCCGAGAAGGCCTTCGCCGACCAGGTGGACAGCGATGGCAAGCCCATCGGTATCCAGCCGGCCATCCTGCTGGTGCCCACCGCGCTGTCGGCGATGGCGACCATGCTCTATAAGAGCCTGGAGATCCGCGACACCACCGCCTCCACCAAGTACCCGGTGGCCAACCCGCACCAGAGCAAGTTCCGGGCCGAGGTCAGCCGGTATCTGTCCAACAGCACCTACACCGGCAACAGCGAGAAGGCGTGGTATCTGCTGGCCGACCCGGCCGACCTGCCGGTGATTGAGGTGGCCTTCCTCAACGGCCAGGAGGCCCCGACCATCGAGACCGCCGACGCGGATTTCGGAACGCTCGGGGTACAGCTCCGTGGGTATCACGACGTGGGCGTCGCTCTCCAGGATCCCAAGGGCGGCGTCCGCTCGAAGGGTGAAGCGTAACCATCTTCCCGCCTGACGGCCCGGCGGGCGCAAGAAGAACCCGCCGGGCCGCGGGCCACCAAGACAGGAGAATCAACCATGGCACAGAGTTTTCAGGCAACTTTCATCCAGGACGGCGACGTGATCGACCACACGCCGTCTTCGGCCGTGGCCGCGGGGGCCGTCGTGGTCCAGGGCTCGATGATCGGCGTGGCCAAGACCCCCATCGCGGCCAACGCGCTGGGCAGTCTCGCGGTCAGCGGCGTGTTCGACGTGGTCAAGGCCAACGAGCAGCAGGCTCTGGGCGCTGCCCTGTACTGGGATGCCGACGGCAACCCGTACAACGGCACGGCCGGCACCGGCTGCGCGACCACCACCGCCGGCGGCAACACGTTCATCGGCTTTGCCCAGGCGGCAGCCGGCGCGACCGATGAGACCGTCCGGGTCCTGTGGAACGGCCCGGTCGCCGTCACCAACACCGTCCACAACGCCCTGACGGCCAGCATCACCGACCCGGGTGCTGCCGGGGCGATCCCGGTCACCGACAGCGGCCACTGCGACCTGGTGACCGCCGCGGCCGAGACGCGGACGTTGGCCGCGCCGACCTACGTGGGGCAGGAACTCCTGCTGAGCCTGAAGACCGACGGCGGCGATTGCGTGATTACGTGCGCCACCACGGTCAACCAGACCGGCAACAACACCATCACCCTGGGTGACGCTGGCGACGCGGTGCTCCTGGTCGGCAAGGCCAACGGCACCAACAAGCGGTGGTCGGTCGTCTCCAACGACGGCGCCGCTCTGTCCACCGTCTGATCCGGAGGTCCTGACCGATGGCCGACCTGCTCAAGATCGCCTGTGACTGGCTGGGAGGCATGCGGCTGAAACATGCCTCCCAGTTAGTCACCTACAGCCGGGGTAACTCCTCGGTGAATGTCCAGGCGACGCTGGGCAAGACGGATTACGAGGTCGCCGACGAGTCGGGCCTGACGGTCCAGGCGGTGGCGACCGACTTCCTGATCGCGGCCGACCAGCTCGTGCTGGACGGGATCAGGACGCTGCCCCGACCGGGCGACCGGATTCGCCTGGCCGACGGGGAGCAGGTGAAGGTGTACGAGGTGCTGGACCTGGCCGGCGGCGGGCACTACCGCCCGAGCGACCCGTACGGCGTGACGCTGCGGATTCACACCAAATTGGTGGATGAGGAGTAGGCATGAACGCTACCGCTGAAATCACGATGCCGCTGGAGCAGTGGACCGAGACGGTCATCGACCGGGCACTGGCCAAGCACGCCGAGACTTGCCCGGTGGCCGACCGGGTGCGGGTCCTGGAGATCCGCGTGGCCGCCCTGATCGGCTACATGGTCGGCAGCGGCGTGGTCGGCGGGGCGGCCGGGGCCGTGATAGCCAAGCTCATGGGAGCCTGAGATGGCATTGATCGTGGACATCGCGGATGCGGTCGTGGCCGAGATCAACGACCACAGCTTCAGCCAGCCGGTCACCGCCCAGCGGCTCTTCCGGCCGGTCTTCGACCTGGCCGACATGAAGACGCTGCACGTGTCGGTGGTGCCCAAGGGCGTGGAGATGCAGGGCGCCAGCCGCACGCTGGTCCAGCACGACTACCAGATTGACGTGGGCGTGCAGAAGAAACTGCCCACGAATCCCTCCGGCGACAACGCGGAGATCGACGCCCTCATGGCCCTGGTGGAGGAGATTGCCGACTTCTTCCGCCAGCGTCGGCTCCAGGCGCTGCCCAACGTGGTGTGGGTGCAGACGCAGAACCTGCCCATCTACTCGCTTGAGCACCTGGAGCAGTTGCGGCAGTTCACCAGCGTCCTGACGCTGACTTTCCGAGTGCTGAGGTGACTTTATGCACAACCCCTTCATGCGAAAGATCGTCCTGACCGCCAACTACCAGCCCCTGGCAGCGGCCAAGCTGGTCTTGTCGGTCGAGATCTCCTGCCTGCCCACCAACGCGGGCAACGCCCTGTTCAAGTGCGGCAGCGACGTGGACGTTCCTTGGATCGCGGGTGAGTGGCATTTCATGGCCGGAATCGACCTGTCGGAGATCCAGGTCAAGGGCACCCCCGGCGACGTGATTACCGTAATCGGAGGGTCCTGGTAATGGGATACCGCGGATACGGTGGTGGCGGCGGTCTGCCGGGTGAGGACGGGCGGACGGTGCTGAATGGCACCGGGGCTCCTTCGCCCGAGACCGGCGCTGAGGGTGACTTCTACATCGACACGGCCGCCGAGGCGATCTACGGACCCAAGACGTCGGGTGCCTGGGGCTCGCCCACTTCGCTGGTGGGCCCGGCCGGTGCCGACGGCCAGGATGGTCAGAACGGTGCTCCTGGCGCCCCCGGGGCCGACGGGGCGGATGGCCAGGACGGCGCCCCAGGCGCTCCCGGCGCGGCAGGCGCTGACGGGAAGACCGTCCGCAGCGGGTCCGGTGCCCCCGCCGGCGGGCTTGGCGTCGATGGCGATTTTTACATCGACACCACGGCTCATGCCGTTTACGGCCCCAAGGCCGGTGGCGCGTGGGGTTCGCCCGTATCTCTGATCGGCCCCGAAGGACCGCAGGGCCCCGCAGGGGCCGATGGGCAGGATGGGGCAGACGGTGCCCCGGGCGCGCCGGGGGCCAACGGGGCGGATGGGGCGGATGGGAAAACCGTCCGCAACGGGTCCGGCGCCCCGGCGGGCGGCCTGGGCGTTGACGGCGACTTCTACATCGACACCGCCGCCAGCGCGATCTACGGGCCCAAGACCTCCGGTGCGTGGGGCTCCCCCACGCCGCTGGTCGGCCCCCAGGGCCAGCAGGGCCCAGCCGGTGCGGATGGGCAGGATGGGGCGGATGGTGCCCCGGGCGCGCCCGGGGCGGACGGCGACGATGGCGTCGGCGTGCCCGCGGGCGGGGCCGAGGGCCAGGTCCTGGCCAAGAAGACCGCCACGGACTACGACACCGAGTGGGTGGACCAGACCGGCGGAACCGGCGGGCTGTGCCACGAGGGCGACGGCTCATACTCCATCATCTGCGGCCAGACCGCCCAGACGCTCGACACTGACGGCGACTACTCCGTCATCGGCGGCGGGCAGTCCAACCAGTTCACGCTGCTGGCCGACTACTCGGTCATCGGGGGCGGGTCCAGCCAGTATGGTTCTGCGGCGTATGCAACCATCGGCGGCGGCTTCCTGAACCAGGCCAAGGCCGCGTACTGCGCGATCGGCGGGGGCAGCGAGAACATCGTCGCCTCCGGAAGCTATGCCACAATCGCCGGCGGGTATAGCGGGTATGTCTGGGGCGAAGGGTCCGCCATCGGCGGCGGGAAGTCCAACTACATCAGCGGCACGTACGGCGTCATTGCCGGCGGTTATTACAACGTGTCCGATTCCGGATCGAGCTACTGCTCCATCCTGGGCGGGCAGTACAACTCCATCAGCGGAAGCACGGAGGGGGCGGCCATCCTGGGCGGCATCCGCAACGAGATCGCCTACGGCGCGGCGGGCGGCCTGGCGGCCGGGCGGTCGGCCATTGCCCGCATCCCCACGCAGATGGCCTTCTCGGGCCTGCGGTCCTCCGACGAGATCACCAACAAGGGCGAGCGGCAGCGAAGCTGGTATCACTTCAAGACCACCATGCCCAGCGGCTCGGTGTCCTTCCAGCACCTTCTGATCGACGGATACAACTACTTCAACCCGTTCGTCGAGGGCCAGGCGATGCACGCCACCCTCCGCGTGATCTCCAAGGACAAGTCCAACGGCAACATCTGCGTCTGGTGGTGGGAACTGGTCCTCGACTTCAACAACGGCAACCTGGAAGTCGTCCTGGCCCGGACCTTCTCTTACATGGGCGGATCCTCCATCAGCGAGAACAACTACTGGAGCGGGAACATCCTCTCGGAAGATGCGAGCTTGAGCATGGCCTGGACCAACGCCGGGACGGCCCTCTACCTCCAGATGTATGACATGAACCCCAGCCACGGCGAGATCGAAGTCTACGGCGCGCTGGAATCCATTGAGCTCATCGCCCCGGTCGCGGGCGGTTCGTATTCGGGGAGTTGAGAAAAGCATGATCCGACAGGCTGACCAGTTCGTCGCGAGCCTTCCGCCGTACCCCACCGGGCGGTACAGCGGCCGGGGCATCGTCGTCTGCGGCGGCGGGCCGTACTTCGTCGGCGGCTATGCCAACGTCCGCCTGATCCGCCACCTCGGCTGCGACTGGCCCATCGAATGGTTCTATCTGCCCGGCGAGATGGACGCTGAGCAGCGGGACATCCTGGCCCCCTGGGGCGTGCGGTGCGTCGAGCGGCCCTGGCCGCCCCAGCGGACCTACAAGAAGCACCTGGGCGGCTGGCAACTCAAGAGTTGGGCCGTCCTGCATTCGTCCTTCGAGGAAGTCCTGCTGGTGGACAGCGACAGCTACCTGGAGCGAGAGCCCTCGTACCTGTTCGACGGGCCCGAGTGGCGCGACCATGCCGCAATCTTCTGGCCCGACCGCTTCGACCTCCGCGCCGACGCCGGCTGCTGGATGCCGCCGGGAGCGCCGGGCGCGTGGGAGGCCTTCGGCGTGGACCCCGCCGGCGACCCGCGGCAGATGGAGTCGGGACAGCTTATGGTGAACAAGGCCCGCTCCTGGCAGGCGGTCAACCTGTGCGCCTGGTACAACGACCACTGGCAGCACTATTACAACTTCGTCTACGGGGACAAGGACACCTTCCGCATGGCATGGGCCCGGACGGGCACTCCGTTCTTCCTCGTCCCCGGCTACTGCGGGCTGGACCCGGGCGTGTACGTCCAGCGGTGGACGGACGGCTCGGTGGCCTTCCGCCACCTGATCGGCGGGAAGTGGAATATCTCTGGCCGCCCCCTGATCGGCCGCCACTTCACCCATCGGCAGATCTGCTCTCGCTTCATGGCCGACCTCCGGGCGGTCTGGTCCGGCGGCGAGGGTGTCAGCGGATACGACTGGAGGAACGCATGAGCCTGCGCGACAGAATGATCCTCCGAGGCGGCCCCGACCGGCACATCGCCTGGGAGGTCTGGGATCGGGACGACGATGGGCTGGTGGAACTGCACCGCCAGGGCGTCCAGGTGATGCGGATGCTCGACGTGGGCGCGCATATCGGGGCGGCGTCCCTGCTGGCGGTCGATCTGTGGACTGATGTCCAGGTCGCCGCCTTCGAGCCCGACGCTGAGAGTTTCTCCACGCTGGTCCAGAACGCCGCCCTGTGCGGGGGTGCGGTCCGCGCCTTCCCGTACGGCGTCGCCGCCACGACTGGCCGGCGGGAGTTCCTGGCGGCGGTCAACTCCATCTGGGGGGCCTCCGGCTGCAACCGGTTGTACGAGGGTGGGCCCATCCCGACCAACTTCCGCAAGGTCGCCGTCGAGTGCGTCACACTGGCTGGCGCCCTGGACCTGGCCGGATGGGACTCCTGCGACCTGCTCAAGATGGATTGCGAGGGCGCGGAGCTTGAAATTCTCGACGGCGCGGTCCGCGATGGGTCCATCGACCGCGTTGGCCGGATCGCCGGGGAGTGGCACGGCCTCCAGGCCGGGGCCAGGATCACCGACCTGCTCTCGCCGCTGTTCGACGTGACGTACACCTTCAACACGGATCATCCCAACACGCTCGGCCTGTTCCGGGCGTCCAGGAGAACCTGACATGCTGAATCTCGCGACAGGCGCCATGCTCCCGCTGCTGGTGAAGTTCAAGCCGACGGCGACCGGGCAATTCGAGACGGTACTTCCGGTCACGGCCGGGGCCGAGACGTTCAACCTCACCATCAAGGGCAGGGGCGTGGCCGCCCTGGGGGCCGGGGAGTCGTGGAACCCGCCCGACGGCAGCGATGTGGCGACGGTTCGCTTGGCCGCCGACCCCAAGTACAAGGCGTTCGTCTTCAACTTCGGCCAGGTGCCCGTCGACCAGATCGCCAAGGCGTCCATCGCCGTGGCCAACCGCACCGGCGAGATGATCAGCCTCGACGCCGGTGGGCTCGCCGCCCCGTTTGTCAGCAAGCTTCAGGCGGCCAGCGCGCCGGCCCCCAGGCCGGCGTTCGCCAAGGCCCTCCAGCCCCGGACGGCCCCCCAGCCGACCATCAAGCAGATTGTTCCCCAGGTCGCCCAGGCGGCCAACGAGGCCGTCGCCGTCATCCGGTCTGCGAAGGCGAACCTCCAGCGGGCCCTGTCGGCGGCACCCCGCTCGGAGATCGACGCGGAACTCGGGGTCGAGGACGCCGCCAAGCTGATGGCCATCCAGGATGCGATGAATGCCTTCCTTACGGCAGTGGAGTAGACCGTGATCGGCGTGAGCTTCGACAAGATGAAGGCCATGTTCTTCGACCGCAAGGCGGTCAAGAACGCCGTCGACCGTGCGACGCGGAAGGTCTTGTCGAAATTCGGTGCCTTCGTTCGCACCACGGCCAGGCACTCGATCCGCAAGCGTAAGGCGATCAGCCAGCCGGGCAACCCGCCCAGCAGCCACGTCGGGCTGCTCAAGCGGCTGATCTTCTTTGGATACGACACCTCGCGGCGGTCGGTGGTCATCGGCCCAACGCCCCTGCGGGGCGAGGCCGAGGCGCCGCCGCTGCTGGAATACGGCGGCCGGGCCCGGCGGAAGGACCGCAAGGGCAAGCCCGTCATGGCGACCTACAAAAGTCGCCCCTTCATGGGGCCCGCACTCGAGAAGGAAAGGCCAAAGCTTCCGGCTCTCTGGGCTGGCAGCGTCAAGGCATAGGAGAACGAACATGAGCATCAAGTTGGGCATGGAAGCCAAGCTGTACTACTGTGCGACCGGGATCGGCGGGACGCCGACCTGGACCGAGCTGACCAACGTCAAGAATGTCACCCTCGGCCTACAGAAGGGCGAGGCGGACGTCACCACCCGGGCCAACAACGGCTGGAAGGCATCGGTGGGAACCCTCAAGGAGGGGAACATCGAGTTCGAGATGGTCTGGGACACGGAGGACGACGGATTTGCCGCCGTGAAAGACGCCTACATGGACGGCACGGCCATCGGCCTGGCTGTCATGGACGGAGACATCACCACCGCCGGCAGCCAGGGTCTCTGGGCCGACTGCTCCATCATCGACTTCTCGCGCGAGGAGCCCCTGGAAGAGGCGCTGTCGGTCAAGGTGACCGCCAAGCCGACTTATTCGACCAACGCGCCCCAGTGGAAGACGATCTGACCTGCCCGGAGGCGGGTCTTCCGCACATAGACATTCGGCCCCTTTGAAAAGGGCCCAAGGAGAACGCCATGAGCGTCAAACTCGAGTACACCACCAACCTGACGGCGACCGAGGTCCTGGAGACCAACACGGTCTCCTCGGCCGCCGCCTCGCGGACCGTCAAGCACACGCTGCTCAACAAGGCCGTCACCCTGGATGGCACGACCACGCCGCCCGTGACCAAGGTCGCCGCCTTCGAGCAGGCGCTCACCGCGGGGGCGGCCACCATCGACCTGACCGCCCTGGTCGGCACCAACGGCGCCGTCGTCAACGGCACCGGTCTGAAGGTCCAGGCCATCAAGATCACCGCCAAGGCGACCAACGCCAACGCGATCACCATCACCAAGGGCGCCTCCAACGGCTACGCGTTGGCGGGGGCGGGCTTCTCGGTGGCGCTGGCGGCCGGGCAGGAGTTCGTCTTCTACGGCAACAGCGCGACTCCGGCAATCGCCTCCGACGCCAAGACCCTGGACTTGGCCGGCACGCTCACGCAGGCGGTCCAGGTCGTCATCGTGATGGGATAACCCGGCCGGCGCCGTGACAGGAGAGAACATGAAGACCTTCGTGGACAACGCGGGCAGGACCTGGACCGTCTCGATCACCGTGGACTCGATCAAGCGGGTCAAGGGGCTGCTGGCCCTGAACCTGCTGGACACCGTCGGCGGGGATCTGCTGGAGAAGCTCGTGGGCGACCCCGTCTTGCTGTGCGACGTGGTGTACGCCCTGTGCAAGCCGCAGGCCGAGCAGGCGGGCGTCAGTGACGAGGATTTCGGCCGCGCCATGGCCGGCGACGCCATCGAGCGGGCGACCACCGCGCTGCTGGAGGACCTGGTGGATTTTTTCCCCGGCCAGCGGCGGGCGCTGCTGGCCAAGGCCCTGGACAAGCTGCGGGCGATGGAGAACGTCGCCTTCGAGGTCGCCAGCGCCAAGCTGGACGACCCGGCACTGGAGGCCCAGGTCCGGGCGGCGGTGAGCGAATCGAGCGGCTGATCTGGGAACTGGCCGGGGTCGCCGGCGTGGACCCCAGCCCCCTGACGCTGCGGGAGCTGGTGCTCATGGCGCAGGCCTGCCAGCGGGCGGCCTGGGAGCGGACAAGCTGGGTGCTGGCGCTGATCGCCAACGTCAACCGCGACCCGAAGCGCCAGCCGCGTCCGTTCCGGCCGGCGGACTTCGACCCGTACGCGAGCGAACGCAGTGAGAAGCCCATTCCCGCGGGGAAGCGGGCCTTCGAGTTGATGAAACAGGTTTTTGTGGACAGTCAGGTAAGGAGACCGACATGAAGACGAGATGGATCGTGATGATGGCGTTGCTGTCGGCGCTGTTCTGCGTCAGTCTGGCCATGGTCATCGGATGCCAGACGGCTTCCGTCCACGAGGCGTATCGGACGGCCGTTCCCTCTCAGACGCCCCCGCCCGCGGGCAAGGGCACCCCGTCGCCGGCCCCAGCCGAGCGTGAGGTTACGCGGACCGTCTCGGCCACGCGGGTCATGACCTGGGCGGGCAGTAGCCCCGGGGAGACCATCAGCCGGGTCAAGCCCATGAACGTGACGGATTCCGGGGCCGCCTTCGGGGGCATGGACCCGCTGGAGGCCGCCGCGCGAACCCCCGTCTTCTTGTTCTGGGCCGGGCTGGCGGTCGCGGCGGCCGGCGCGGTGGTGCTGATCTTCATCCCCGGCATGAAGACGACCGGGCTCATCGTCGCCGGGGCCGGCGCGGCGATGGTCGTCGCGTCCATCGCCTTCGAGTCCTACCCATGGCTGGCGCTGGTGCTGGCGGCCGTGGTCGTGCTGGCTGGACTGGCCTGGTTCATCTGGGGCACGGCGGCGGGCGCGAAGCTCAAGGCCGCGTTCCAGGCGGTGGTCGCCGGCGTCGAGCAGACCAAGACGACCGACCCCGCGGCGGCCAAGGCGGTGACGGCCAATATCGGGGCGGCTGCCGCCGGGGCGGGCATGGCCGCGACCACCCGGAGCCTGGTCAACGAGGTCAAGCCGCTGGTGAAGGAATAGCCGGGAGCCGTCGGCCAGAAAAAAGAGCGGACCGACACTGCCTGGCGGCAGATCGGTCCGCTGCTGCCCGGCGGGGGGGGACCGGGCAGATGATGTGACGATAGCCCGTCGGCGGCACGGCGTCAACAGGAATTCCGACCCCGGGAAACAAACATGGCACAGACCGGTGCAATTCGAGCGGGCAAGGCATTTGTCGAGGTCTTTGCCGACGACAGCAAGCTCGTCCGCGGCCTGAAATCCGCGCAGACCAAGCTGAAGGCCTTCGGCAAGGGCGTGCGGAACATGGGGCTGGCGATTGGCGCGGCTGGCACCGCCATCGCCGCCCCCATGCTCGCCGCGGCCAAATCGTTCGCCGAGTCGGGCGATAAGATCTGGGATATGTCCAGGCGGACGGGCATCGCCGTCGAGGACCTGTCCCTGCTGGGCTACGCCGCGGACCAGACCGGCACGTCGATGGAAGGCGTGGAAAAGGGCGTGCGGATCATGCAAAGGTCCATCTCCGGGGCCGCCGATGCCGTCGAGGGCACCACCGGCAAGCTGGAGGACCTGGGGCTGGTCGCCGCGGACCTGGCCGGCAAGACGCCCATCCAGCAGTTCACCTTGATCGCCTCCAGACTGCGCCTCATCTCCGACCCGACCATGCGGGCGGCGGCGGCCATGAAGGTGTTCGGCCGAAGCGGCGTGGAGCTGCTTCCGATGATCGACAACCTGGAATCGCTGGGCAAGGAGGCCCGCAAGTTCGGTTTGATCCGGACCACCGAGTCCGCCCGGCAGGCCCACGAGCTGTCGGAGGCGTATGGCCTCATGGGGAAGGTCATTCGCTCCGCCTGGAACGCCGTCGGCTCGACCCTCGCGCCCGCCCTTCAGCAGGTTGTCGCCTGGGTTACCCGGGCCGTGGCGGGCGCCCGCGACTGGATCACTCAAAACACCGGCCTGATCGTCTCCATCTTCAAGCTGGCCGTCGGCGCTGTTGCCGCCGGGGCCGTCCTGGCCGCCCTGGGCACCGTCATCATGAAACTCGGGGTTGCGCTCGGCGTGACGGCGACCGTCCTCAAGCTGGTGGGCGCGGTGCTGGCGGCGATTCTCTCGCCGGTCGGCCTGGTCATCGCCGCCATCGGCGCCCTCGGCGGGTATCTTGCGTACACCAGCGGCGTGGGCGGCAAGGCCGTCGGTTGGCTAGGCGAGCGGTTCGGCGAGTTGGCGGACGACGCCCGGACCGCCTTCGGGGCCATCTCATCTGCCCTGGCGGCCGGCGACATCGGCCTGGCGGCCAAGGTGCTCTGGATGACGCTCAAGATGGAGTGGCAGAAGGGCGTCAACTTCCTGACCGGCATCTGGGTGGGCTTCAAGTCGAAGTTCATGGCCATCTTCGACGCCTTCGTCTACGGCGGGCAGGCGCTGTGGGTGGAGTTTTCCTCGTTCGTCCAGTCCACCTGGGCGAAGCTGGTCGGCGTGCTCCAGACGGTCTGGGCGAAGTTCACCGCCTGGCACGCCCGGACGGTCGAGACAACCGCGAACTGGATCGCCAAGAAGTGGGTCTGGGTCGAGGGCAAGATGGGCGGACGGTCGGACCAGGACATCGCCTTCATGCAGCAGCACATCGACCAGCAGTCGGCCCAGGAGTTTACCCGCATCGACCAGGGGGAGCGGGCCGACCTTGCCGCGGCCGAGGCCAAGAAGCAGGACGCCCTGCGGGCCATCGAGGAATCGCGGATGAACCGCCTGGCCGACATCGGCCGCTCGGATGCGGAGAACGAGCGCCGGCGAGCGGCGGAATATCAGAAACAGCTCGGCGACAGCGAGTCCGCCCTGGCGCAGGCGAAGAAGGAATGGCAGGACGCGATCTCCGAGGCCAAGTCGCCCAGGGGCGCTCGCGGGCAGGCGGCCGGACCGGAGGGCGTGCGCCGGGCGGACGACTATCTCCGCGAGTACCTCGAAAACTTCCAGTCCGAGGGCTTGCAAAAGACCCTGGGCGTGAAGGGTTCGTTCAACGCATCGGCGCTGCTGGGCCTCCAGGGGGGCGGCCCGGAAGATCGTATCGCCAAGGCGACCGAGCAGACGGCCGCCAATACCAAGAAGCTGGCCGAAGAGGCTGCCCGCGGCGGCCTGGCGTTCGGGTGATCCATGACGCTATCCCTCATTGAGAATGTCGATAGCCGGGAGTATTCGGGCGACAGCGTCACGCTCCACTACACGCTGCGCGGGACCAGCAGCGACAGCCTGGCCTGGACCACGCTCCTGGCCTCCACGGCGACCAGCTACAACGGGATGCTCCGCGAGAAGCGCCCGGGCATGAAGCCGATCTGGGTGGACACCGTCGCCCAGAACGGCGACTGGGAGTGCTCGGTCCGCTACTGCCTGCCCGACAAGGTGGAGTCGGAGGTCGGGACCGTCCGCATCCAGTGGTCCACCAAGGGCGGTAACCAGCACGTCACGCAGTCCATCTCGACCGTAGCCCGCTACGCCCCGGCCGGCAAGACGGCCACGGACCACAAAGGGGCAATCGGCTACAACGGCCAGGACGTGGAGGGTGTAGACCTGCCCGCCCCCGTGTTCAACTTCCAGGCTACCAAGCGGTTCGCCTCAGCGGGCCTGCCTTCCCTGGGCACCATCTACGGCCTGACGGCGAAGGTGAACAACGCCCAGTTCTCCGTCACCGATACCGTCACCGGCCAGACCATCACGCTGGCTGCCGGGGAGTGCCTGTTCGAGGGCGCCGAGTCTGGGCAGGCCGGGGAAGACGGCAGCATGGACTACGTGTATTCATTCTCCGCCAGCCCGAACAAGACCAACTTCGCCGTCGGCGACATCACCGTGGCCGCCAAGAAGGGCTGGGAGTACCTCTGGGTCGAGTACGCCGACGCTGAGGATGGCACCGCCAAGCGGATCTGCAAGCGCCCCATCGGGGCCCACGTGGAGAAGGTCTTCGAGACGGGCAACTTCGCCGGGCTCGGCCTGTAGGAGACGATCATGCCCATACGTGCGGGAACCATCGACGCCGACAACGTGCCCGAGCCGGGCAGCATCTACAGCCTGACCGTCCGCCGCGGGGCGGAGGACCCCCGCACGGGCATCAAGACGACCATGCCGCTGTGCGTCCGCCTGGCCGTCGTGTCGGCTTCCGCCGCCGGCGGCATCGTGCTGAGCCCCCCGGACGGGCCAGAACTCAGCGTCACGGTCCAGGAGTTTAACCAGCGCATCGCCCCGCACGTTGTCGCCGCCTACGGGCCGCCCCCGGAGGAAACCACGTGAGCCACGTCCAGAAGGGACAACCTCTCCGCGGCAACCTCACGGCCGAGGCGTGGAACGGAGCGATGGACGCCGCCGCGGACCTGGCGGCCCGGCGGAACACCACGGGCCGCGACTGGCTGGAGACCTTCCGCCAGGCCGACATCGTCCGAATCCGCAACGACAGCGGTTACGCCCGTAGCCGTTTCGACATTCTGGGCGTCGATGACGTGGTGATCTCCCCCACGGACAATCTCGACGAGTTCAAGAGCCGGCCAGCCCTGGCCGGGGTCAAGCCGGACGTGAAGAAGCACATCGCCCGCTTCGCCGTGCTCCTGGAGCCCCTGGCAGCGAGCGCGATCGGCATGGCGGTGGTCGCCGGCGTGACGGTGGTCCAGGTGGACGTGAAAGACGAGGGTCACTGGTGCGCCGAGGTCGAGGACGAGGGCACCGACCACCTGGTCAGCGCCGGGGCCGGCTCGGCGAAGATCCTGTGGAAGGAATCCGGAACCGGCGTGAAATGGGCCGTGGTCCGCCTGGGGCACCTGGAGCTCGTCCGCTGGGGCAAGGCGATGACCAACTGGCACAACGCCGCCGGCAACGGAAGTTGGGTCATGGTCCACCCCTGCAAGGACAGGGACGGGACGGACGAGGACACCGCCGTCGAGGTCAAGGTGTATCTGCCCCGCAGCGGCCTCGTTGCATCGCCGGAAGGCACCGAAGACCCCAATGTCATCGGCGGGGCCATCATCCCGTTCGAGTACGACACCAACGGCGACGCCATCTGTGTCGGCACGTTCCTGGACGGCGTAATCAACAAGACCGTCCAGATGTGGATCGGCAGCCCGGCCAACATCGGCACGGAGCGCCCCGGCTGGACCGATGCCGGCTACGGCAAGTACTTCCCGGTCGGCTACCTGGCCAGCGACCCAGACTACGGCACGATCGGGGCGACGGGCGGTTACAAGTGGCACGGCGAGACCGAGAACAACCACCCGAATCACAACCTCTCGCACACGCACCCGGTTTACGTCTGCTCGCCAGGAAATCAGGAGAACGACTACCCCTTCGGCGTGTTAGACCATTTCACGCTCGACGCGACCTGGTACAACGCACACTACAACCACCACCACGGCCCCTTCAACGACGGCATCGACACCGACAACCGACCGCCGTGGAAGGTCCTGTTCTACATCAAGAGGATCGACAACAGTGTTTGACCCGCAGAGAACTCTCGCCGTCATTCACGCCTACCCGGACGGGCGGGCCGATGGGAAACTGATCGGCTTCCTGCTGGAACAGGCCCGCATCCCCCTGGGCCAGCTCGTCTACACCAACAAGCGGTACATCCCCGCGGCCTACAATTCCGCCGTGCGGGACGCCCTGCGGTCGCCCTTCGAGCATTTCATCTTCGCTGACCACGACGTTCGTCCGGGGCGCCCGGCCCTGCCGTTCCTGGAGGCCGAAGGGGATATCGTCTGCTGCCCCTGCAATCTGGAGAACAACGCCGTCTGGGGCGACCCGCTCGCCTTCCACTGCGGACTGTGGCACGCCGGCCGCCAGGCCCTGCTGAAGATTCCGCCGCCGTGGTTCCTGGAGGAATACGCCCCCGACGGCTGCGAACTGGTCAGGTGCGTCTGCCGCTACTTCGCGGACAAGGCCCGCGCCGCGGGCCTGTCCGTCACTCGCGCAGGGTGGTGCGAGCACCTCACCAGGCACGTGAGCGCCTGACCGGACAGCCTGCCGTCATTTCTTCAGGGTGAACTCGCCCCGGCCGACCTTCTTGAATCGTTTGTCGGACAGCAGCATGTTGTTGACCACGCTACGGAACGTCTTGGCTTTGCTCTTGTAGCCGGCGGCCAGCACGCCCGCTATCGCCTCGGGGATCGTGACCTTGGCCTTGCCTACCAGGCAGGCAGCCAGGGCATCGGCCAAGCTGATCTTGTTCCGGGCCCGCCGGCGCCGCCGTATCTTCCCTGGTGCTTTCGCGACTGTCGGTTCGGCCGCCTCCGCAGCATCCAGCCCCTGAATCTCTGCAATACGCCGATCCAACTCGTCGCGTTGGGCGATGAGCGTGGGCAGCAGTTTCTGGCGGCGGACGATTTCCTTCTGCAAGACAGCAAGCGGTACGTTGGTGAGACCTCGCCTGGGCATACGAATTCCTTTCTACGGGTCTGCGAGACGGTCCGATGCATCTTGACAAGTCTGATTTGCGATGACTAGTCGCTTACGCTGCAGTATAGGGCATTGTCATTGAGAAGCAAGTTCTCTCCTTTGGGTGCGACCACATCTGTCATCCCTCACCAGTACACTGCCTTACGGAGACGCCAAGGACCGTTTCGTGAACTGGTCTGCAGAACCACGGTTGCAGTGGCGTGCGGTATCGGATAGCATTGCCGCCAACTCCAATTTTCCGTTTTCGGGCGGGATAGGCAACGAAGACAGTGGCACGTCCTCTCCCGCCCCAAGGAGACGTTTGTGAAGCCAAGGTCTGATGTCCCAACCCAGCCTGACGCGGGCCAAGAACAGGGCGTGCTGAAACTCTCGCAGCTGTCTGGCCACCTGTGGGAGTCGGCCAACATCCTGAGGGGGCCTGTGGATGCCGCTGACTTCAAGACTTACATCTTCCCGCTGTTGTTCTTCAAACGCATCTCTGACGTCTATGACGACGAGCTGGCCGAGGCGATAGAGGTCTCCGGGGGCGACCATCAGTTCGCCCTGTTCCCCGAGAATCACCGATTCCAGATCCCCGACGGCTGCCATTGGGAGGATGTGCGTGCCAAGACCACCAACCTCGGCCAAGGGTTGCAGCGGGCGATGCGTGAGATCGAGAAGGCCAACCCTGACACCCTCTATGGCATCTTCGGCGACGCCAACTGGACGAACAAGGATCGCCTGTCCGATGCCCTGCTCCGCGACCTGATCGAGCACTTCTCCCGGTTGTTGCTTGGCAACAAGCAGGCTAAGGCGGACATCCTGGGACAGGCTTACGAATACCTGATCAAGAAGTTTGCTGACGCGACCAACAAGAAAGCGGGCGAGTTCTATACCCCGCGTTCCGTGGTCCGGCTGCTCATCAACATCCTGGACCCCCAGGAAGGCGAAACCATCGACGATCCGGCCTGCGGCACCGGCGGCATGCTTCTGGAGGCCATCCATCACGTCCGGGCGAGCGGGGGCAACGTCAAGACGCTCTACGGTAAGTTGTTCGGCCAAGAGAAGAACCTCACCACGTCCGCCATCGCCCGGATGAATCTCCTGCTGCACGGTGTGGAGGACTTTCGGATCGTCCGGGGCGACACGCTTCGTGAGCCAGCTTTCTATGCGGGCGACCAGTTGATGACGTTCGACTGCGTGATTGCCAATCCGCCATTCTCTCTGGAAAAATGGGGCGAGGAGGTCTGGGTCAGCGATCCGTACGGCCGAAACTTCGCGGGCATGCCACCGTCCAAGAGCGGCGATTACGCCTGGGTCCAGCACATGATCAAGTCGATGGACAGGAAGACTGGACGCATGGCCGTCGTCCTGCCTCACGGCGCGCTGTTCCGCATGGCCGCCGAGGGAAGGATTCGCCAGAAGATACTGGAGATGGACATTCTCGATGCCGTGATTGGCCTGGGGCCGAACCTGTTCTATGGCACCGGCCTGGCCGCCTGCATCATGGTGTTCCGGGCCCGCAAGCCCAAGGACCGACGGCAGCGGGTTCTCTTTATCGACGCCTCACGTGAGTTCAAGAAGGGCCGACAACAGAACGAACTTCTGCCCGAGCACGTGGACGGCATCTACGGCTGGTATAGGCGGTACGCTGACCGCCCGGGCGTGGCCAAGATCGTGCCGCTCGATGACATCCGCGCCAAGGATTTCAACCTGAACATCCCGCGCTACGTCGAGCCGATCGTCACGGAAGAAGTTGTGACGGTCGAGCAGGCTACCGCCAACCTCAAGAACAGCCTTGACGCCGCCTACGCCGCCGAAGACCGTCTTGCGGCGTTGCTCAAGAAAGCAGGGCTGATGACATGAGTACCCGCATCACTCAGCCACAACTCGAATCCTATCTGTGGGGCGCGGCCACGCTCCTGCGGGGGTACATCGACGCCGGGGATTATAAGCAGTACATCTTCCCGCTTCTGTTCTTCAAGCGGCTCTGCGACGTGTATGAGGAGGAATACCAGAAGGCACTCGACCGGTCAGGCGGTGACATGGCCTTCGCCCAATTTGCCGAAAACCACCGATTCCAGGTGCCGGAGAAGGCGCACTGGAAGGTCGTCCGTGCCGCCGGCTCCAACGTCGGTGCGGCCATCCAATCGGCCATGCGGGCCATCGAGAAAGCCAACCCCGAGAAGCTC